AGATAGACGTAATAGACGCAATAGACAAAATCTCTGATAGGTGCCATAAGGTTACTTTTTCAGCATGACGTGATAGAATAATTAAATGTTTAGAATGTCCTTATACGCGCAGCCGCACGTTAGAGCGTCTGGGTCATACTATGGATATGCGTACACGTATCAAGAAATAGCAAAGCATTTAAGGCAGTATACACACGACGGTAAGCAAATAAATATTGATATAAACTCTCCTAAATCTAAATTGCAGCTTTACTACGGGTCTCCACATGGATTTTTTTATGATCATCAGTACAAAATACAAATGACCCAGTGGGAATCAACGTTAGTGCCGCCTCACTGGGTTGATCATGCAAAAAGCTATGATGAGTGGTGGACTGCAAATAGATTTGGCGCAGACGCTTTTATAAACGCCGGTGTTCCAGCAGAAAAAGTACATATATTTGAGCACGGTGTCGATGCGTCGCTCTGGACGCCAAAAAAGCGAGGAACAAAAGACACTGTAAGATTCTTGCATATAGATTCTGGGTCTCCAAGAAAAAGAGGTTCTTTAGCTGTGGAGGCGTTTAAAGCTGCATTTGGAAATAACTTTGACTATGAAATTACACTAAAGTATAGTCACCATGCTGCATCTAAGCAGGACTGGTTTGACGAAAAAATTTTAGAGAGTCATGGAGAGTGGGAAAGCATAAATGTTCGTCATATAAAAGAAAATATGACAATAGAGCATTTAATTAGTTTATATCATTTTCATGACATTTTAATATATCCTTCAGAAGGAGAAGGATTTGGTTTAATACCTTTACAGGCGCTAGCTACAGGAATGCCAGTTATATCAACATCAAGATGGTGCAGCTACGATCAGTACTTTAATGATAACATCATAGAATCTCATGAAGGAATTTCAGACGTTGTCGAAACATATACTAGGCACGGTAATGTTGTTATACCTCACTTAGACTCCATGATCGAGCTTATGAAAAAAGCCGCAAGCAACATTGAAAGTCAGTCCGAACAATTCTACAATCAGGTGCCAGATGTAACCAGTAAGTATGACTGGCAAAAACTAACTAATTCTGCCATGGATAGTTTAATATCAAGAGTAGGTATTGGCATGTTTGAGAATTCTGGCTATTTTAAATGAAATACACGATAATGCATGTCAACGATCGTGCAAAGGACAACATGGAGTATAACAAGCTAGTTTTAAAAGACTTTGACTACATAGATGATATAGAGTTTTTTAATGGAAACGTAGGCAATGCCTTTGACGTTCTCGATCGCATGGGGATTAGATTAAATGTTTGGAGTCCTTATGATGGAAGATCGTTTGCGCCTTTGCCAGGAGAGTACGGAGTCTGGGTTAGCACGATTAGAACCTGGCAGTATATTGTAGAAAATAAGATAGACTCGATGCTAGTGCTAGAAGATGACATTCTATTAGAAGAAAGTTTTGTAAATAATTTGAGTAGCTGTGTAGGCCAATTGCCAGAAGACTATGATTTTATTTCACTTTACTATTTTGAAGGGCAAAATGATGTAGATAATAATACAGATTTTGGTGCTAAAAATATACATAGATCATTAAATCAGTACTCGGCTGGTCAGGCAACATTGTATTCTTACTATGGCGCTAAAAAATTATTAAAATTAGTTTCTAGGCATGGAATTGAGTACACTACTGACTGTTTTATATTTAATAAGTCGCAGAAAGGTTTAATAAGCGGATACTCGATAAAACCAAATGATTTAAGTTTTTTAAAGCATGACTATAAAAACATCAAATCTTTGATTGATACAGAAAATATTAGAAATGTTGAAATGTAATGAATATATTTTTTAATAATCTTCCAATATACTATATAAACCTAGACCGTAGAACAGACAGAAATACTTTAATGTTGCAGCAATTTGAAGAGCTAGACATTACTAACTTTAAAAAAATAAGTGCGATAGACGCTACTAAGATAGTAAACAGTAACGCACCAACATTGTCTAAACAACAGTATGCTTGCACAAGTTCACATATCATGGCGCTTATTGAATTTTTGCACTCTGGCAATGAATATGCCATGATCTGCGAGGATGATGTTGACTTGCGTAACTCGCTAAAGCTGTCTTTTAACTTTAAGGAACTATTTGATATTCAAAATGCAGGATGCCTACAGACATGTATCGTGCTTAGAGAAGAAGATACACTAACCTTTAACATAATAAAGCGCTCTCCATGGTATTTTAGCACTGCTTCATATATCATAGACAGACCCTACGCTAAAAAAATATTAGATTTATACTATTATAGGCAAGACGCTATAGATTTCGATTTGTTTACGCGATATAGTGTCCCAGACCCTAGAGGAGGCACTTTTAATATAGAACCAACAGCTGATCAACTAATGTATGATGTCGATGACACAAACTCTTTTCCTATTTTTACTGTAATGTTGACGGCATCTGATATACTAGGCTCAGACGAGTGCGCTAGACAGTTTATAAAAAGTAGAAATGACTTCATAAATTATTGGAGTAAATACGAGATCGTAACCATCGATGATATAGAGGTAAATGTATGAAGGTAGTGCTGGAATTATGAAAGTTGCCGCTTACTCTATTGCCCTTAATGAAGAAAAACACGCCGCGCGCTGGGCGGAAACTACCAAAGGCGCTGATATACGCGTCGTGTGCGACACTGGATCCACAGATCGCACCGTTGAGATCCTACGTGAACATGGCGTTATCGTTTATGAAGTTAGCATAAAGCCTTGGCGTTTTGACGTTGCGAGAAATGCAGCACTTGCGCTTATACCGTCTGATATAGACGTATGCCTAAGCTTAGATCTTGACGAGACTTTAGAGGAAGATTTTTTTGATAAGGTAAAAGAACACTGGGTGCCTGGCGCAACTCGTGGTTGGTGCGATTTTGACACGGGGCACGTTTGGTCCATGTGCAGACTACATTCACGTAATGGAATGTATTGGAAGTGGCCTATTCATGAAGTGTTTGTCCCTTCGTTAGACACTAAGCAAGTCGACTGCACTATACCTACAAAGATGTATCATAAGCCAGACAGCTCTAAACCTCGTAGTCAATACTTGCCTATGCTTGTCGCGGCATGCGCCGAAGAAGGGAGCGCAAAAGATCACCGTCTTGTTACCTACTTATGTAGAGAATACACATACTATCGCGAGTGGGAACTTGTAATATCGACCGCAGAAAGACTTCTTGCATTTAGTGACGACTGGATTGTTGAACGCGCAGCTGTTTGCCGGTGGGCTTCGGACGCATGTCGAGAATTAAATCGCTTAGACGAAGCTATGTCTTGGGCAGATCGCGCTATAGAGCTTGATCCGTGCGGAGAAAACTATTACACAAAGGTAAGTTGCTACTACTCAATGAGAGACTGGGGCGGAATGTGGGAAACTTCTAAGCTCGTTGCCACGTGCGCGCCAACAAATCATTATCTTTCTTCCGGGTCTTTATGGACGTGGCAGCTTAACGACATGCGTGCGTTGGCAGCTCACAACCTTGGCGACAAGAAAAAAGCTGTGCTATACGGTCAAATGGCGCTAGACGCTAACCCTACAGATCAACGCCTTGCGAATAACATAAAGTTCTATGAGCAGGGGATTGAAAATATACAAGAAATTAGTGCAGCTTCAGGGCCAGCAACTTCGATATTTGAAAGTATATATAAGAATAGCCACTGGGGAAATGGCAGTGGCCCTGGATCAACTGAGGAAGCAACAGTTGAATACAGAAAAGTAGTGCAAGAGTGGGTTAATAAGGAAGAGATTAAAACAGTGCTAGATCTTGGGTGCGGAGATTGGCAGTTCTCAAAGCTTATTGACTTTTCAAGTGTGCATTACACAGGCGTTGACGTTGTGCCAGACGTTGTTGCTCAAAACGATACAGCGTATGGAAGCAACAATGTAGAATTTGTTCTATCAGACGCACTTAATTTTGATTTCCCCAAGGTAGATTTAGTCTTGTGCAAGGACGTTCTTCAGCATCTTCCGAACACTGACGTTGAAGTAATTATAAAAAGAATACAGAAAGCTGCAAAGTACGCCTTGATATGCAACACAACGTACACGCACGACAGTGTCAACTACAATATTACTGCAGGTGGATACCGCGGACTAGACTTAAAACTTCCACCATTTTCAATGGAGGTAGACACTGTACTACAGTGGGAAACCGCAGGAGCGCCTAAAAGAATAGACCTAATAACAAGAAAAGACTAAAGAACGTCTGGGACGTTTATAGCGTTATACTTAGCTTCTCTAGTCTCCGGATCTGCCAATTCGTTGTACATCCATGTAGACGCGTCTGCATTTTCAGTTAACGTAAGCACTCCGTATATCTTTCTATTGTCTAGGTACTGATCTACATTATTCTTTCTTGCTGACTCGGAGAAGACCATATACTCCCAGCGATCAGATTCTTCAAGATAGCTAAGAGTGCCAAGATGCTCTCGCTTGATTAAGTATGTGCAGTGAACGCAGTCTACTTTATGCGGCTTACGCTCATTCTGATAAAGAATTTGATAGTAAATTGGTTCAGGTACTACCGAGCCGTAGCTATCTACTATGTAGTGGTAATTAGAATAATAGCGTCCTTCATGCCCGGCAAGACGACCTTTTTGATCTTCGCTGTCTGGATGCTCTGGTGTAGCTACAGCGTATCTAAGTAGTGGCGCAACAATAGGGAGATCAAGTGCGACTAGTTCTTTAAGTGTTTCAGGGTATATAAAGTTATCGGCGTCAATAACAAAGTAGTAATCGCTACCGGCGCGTATAGCTTGACGTAAACTTTCTTGACGTATTTTGCCAAGAACTCTAAATCGTTCTCCGTTCCATTCGTGCACTCCGTAATTTTCAACCTTAGTAGACACGTTTGAGCAGTCGAACAAGTAGTCTTGATACTCGCTACCGTTAGCAGAAAGCCACTTGCGAAGAATTTTTTCAGAGTTATCTGTATTGTTATTTGTTCTTACGTACAGAAATATCTTATCCTTAGGGTAGTCAAGCTCTTCTAAGGTTCTTAAAAACAAAGAAAGAACAGCTTCTTTTTGTTTTACTAGTACTGCGATAAATACGGTAGGAAGATCAGCATCATTCATAGACATAACATATCATATCTATTTGGCTATTCTTTTGCCTTTTTACGAGTAGTTTTCTTAGTCTTATCTCGTTCCTTCTTAGCGATCTTTTCTTCTCGCTGAGCATGGTACGCGTCTACCGCATTAGCGCTTGTTCGTGAGCGCCAGGTAAAGTCACACGCCTCGCATTGAACAAGGCGCATCGTTGCCCAGCGTCCTCCCCCTGGCACATCTACAACTAATGTCTTAAGTTTGTTTGGTCGCGCGTTACACGCAGGGCACTGCGGGAAACGTTGACGACGAGATTCTTGCCCGTTCCATGAAACTGAAAGAGTACGACGAATTTCACCTTCGTCTTTTCCTCCCCAGATTCCCCAGATCTGTCGATGTTCAAGTGCCCACTTTAAACAGTCACGACGAACAGGGCAAGAGAAACATAAGTTCTTTGCTTGATACTTTTCAGAAGGTTCAGATGAAAAGAAAAAATCTCTTATTCCTTCATTTTCTTTTAGCGCACATGCAGAATCTTTCTGCCAGCTTAAGTCTATAGAAGCGCTCATTCTGCGGTTACCTCTACCCAGGTGATGGAAAAGACTTGATCAACTACGTCGCCTTCGCGAGTTTCGCCTTCTTCATCGCAGGCAAGCAGATCTGTGTCGCCATCTACTTCTCCTGCGTAGCCATACGCAACGTAGGCAGACTCTAAAAATTGAAAGCCTTTTCCTAACGAGACTGATATTCCATCTCGTTGTAGGGCAGAAGCAAGAGCGCGGCGGATAAGTTCGTTCTCTAGATCAATATGATCATCGGTAAAAAATACTATAGAGTCGTCGTTAAGCTGCTCGTAACCGTCTCCGGTCCATTCTTTCCACAGAAGTTCGCCTATACGCGAGTCTTTCACTGTCTCCCCTTACGCCGCCGTATGAGGAATATTACACTGGAAAGTCAGCCATTGCGCGGATAAACGCAGATTATTTTAGAGTAATAAATTACCTAAGGCTAGGTGTGAAAGTGTCTCTAAGAGTCACTGAGCAATGCCTACATATTGTTGTAGGTGCCTAGCTGCAAGACCCCGTTGACATCAGGCCATAGGTACTGATAGTACTCAGGACGATAACCTTTATCCTCTGGCCAGTTAAACTGAGAGTACCAGTCGTACTCTTTGCGTAGTAAAGCAATGCGGTGGGTAGAGGCAATTTGCTCGTACGTGTCTTTGTCTTTAAACCAGTAAGGAAAGGTAAGCTCGTCGCTGATACGCCCTAGCTCAAGCGCGCGGACTAGTGTTCCTTGAATCTTAGGAATCATTGTAGATTTGTAACCACGAGCTAGCCACTCGTCACACATCGTAGTTGCGTATATAGATAAAGCTTTTTCGTGACCTTCCCACATCTTTGCCGCAGGATGATTGCGCCAGCCTTTAGGGTCACGGTGTTCGCCCTGTGGATTTAGCGAGGTGAGTACTAGCATAAGTTGCCATGCCTCAAGGACCTGCTTATTAAGGCGCTTGTTGTCTAGTTCTTGAGCAATACGCTCAAAGGAATCAGTATGAGGTACAAATGTTTGCATGTATTCGTCCGTTCGTCATTGTGTAAATTATATCAGGCTGGATTGTCCTCGGGCGGTATTTCATCAAAAGGAAGAACGTTTTCTTCGTCCATGTCCATTTCCATATCCATGTCAGGTTCTTCAATGTCATCAGCCGATACGTATATGCCTACTACTGTAACCTTGCTGCATATAAAGCATTCGCAGACCGTTCCTGGCGACAATTTTATAGGTACGTTTACGCTAACTAACCGCGTCAGAATGTTCCCTTCCATATCTACACTTTCGGGTTCCCACACGCTATTTTCTTCGATCCAGCACCGTTCACAAAGCGGAACAAGATCATCGTTGTAGTCGCGTATGCTCATTTAGCGGTAGTCTCCATAGGGCTACTGTACCACTTATTCTTAGCGTAGTGTCTGGAGAATCCTTTGTCAGCGTCAATAAGATATTCACGATCTCCGATTAACTCCGCGTCCGGGCCTTGTGGGTTACCGTCAAGTGAGTCCTTAATCGCCTTTCCAATCCAATTTGCAGCTTGCACTGGAACAGCCTTGCCCCATACAGCCGCAAGGTGTGAGTAGTCGCGTGAGTCTTCAATATTCCAGTCATCAGGAAGACCTTGCATACGAGCAGACTCACGGTGCGTGATAAGTCGTGGTTGGGTTGGGTGCACTACGTGATCTAATGCAGAGCCGGTAAGCACGTTGCACCAATGATCTTCTTTCCAGCGGTACGGTTGCGAGAAGCCCAGCTTAAATTCCTTGCGAATAACACGAGGAGAAATATCAATCCATTTCTGTGGAAAATTACCATCATTTAAGTCTACGGCTTTCTTTAGCGCACTACCAGTATCGCCATTGCCTTCCCAGCCATCATTGCCGATGATGCTAAAGATCTCTTCTATACGCTGAGCATGTATGTTTGATTTGCCAATGTGGCCGTCAACTAATCCATTTTTTGTACGTAGATGCGTAACGTACTTTGATGGAGACGGCGTGGTGTACTTTTGCTTATTCCAAGTCTGAGGCATCTCTGCAAGATCACCTATGATGTCCATTATACGTGGAAGTTCTTTAGGCTCGGTGATTGGAGTTGAAAACTTAAGGCCAGACTCAATAGCAACCCAGAAGTAACGTGGGCGATACGAAAATCCACCAACCTGCAGGTTGTTTTCCTTAACGTGGTATAGATCGTATTTTTTACCGGAGACCTGCTCGACCATGTCGCGATACTTAACCATTACGTCGCGCCCCTGGGTGTATGCCTGCTGAACGCACTCGAAAACAATAGCGCGTGGTTTTACCCGTCCAGCATATTTCATAAAGGCTACGGTATGCTCGTGCGCCTTAGAGTCAGGTCCACGATTCGCAGGACCAGACCATACTGACCAGCCTGAGCAAGGAGGACAACCCATAACTACATCAGCTTTTTGTACGCGCCATTCGCTAGGGTCGTCGGAAAATTCTGCAGTCCAGTCGTTCCCAAGAAGATGACGGTTGTTTTCAGCTACAACATTTCCAAAGTTTAATGTACCAGTGCGTTGAATCATCTTCATATCGTTCTGCACAAAGCCAAGACTCATAAACGCTGCAAGGCCGTTACAGTCAATAAAGGTATGTTGCGACATCGAGCTACCTTTCGTAGTTCCTAGGGTAGGACCTTATACCGACATCAAGTAGCTGGCGTGCTTTTACGCAGAAAGATTAGCTTTTTTCTCTAATTCAATCATCCCGACTTCGTACCCACATCCGGCATACCCTGCAATATCAATCCAAGTATCTGCTTGGAATCCAGATTTTGACGCGTAACGTGCAACTTTAAGGCCAACCATCATCATTCCAACATCTTCATTTGATATCGTAGTGCCAAGTATGACGGACCAGATCTTTGCAATTCGTTCAAAGTTTTCTTCTGGCCCCCCGTACTGCACGTCTCTATCGCCAGAGATAATTTTTGCAGCCTCGCGTAAAGCTTCTACGCGATATTGCAGAGGATCACCAGGTGACTCAGCCATTCTTACCCTCTATCTTTGTGCGGATAGTTACATACGCAATTAAGACTCCGTCGTTATTTGGATCTTCACTAAAGTCTCTAGCCTTAAGCTCAGAGTCAGGCGGTAGCTCCGCAGAATCGTTATTTACAAAGCCTTGCCAGCTTTTCTTTGCGTTAGCAAGAATTTCATCGATGTTTCTTCCTCGGACTATAAGTTCTACGGTAGATCGCATTAACGGACTCTTTTCTCTAGTTGGTGCGGTGAGTAATGTGCGCCGTCTAAGATAGGTTCTTTATCATCTGTAGACTTAAATATAATGTCGCCATAACGGATTCCTACAACCTTACCGCGTCTCCCGTTATGAATAGCGCCAGTTGCGCCGTCATAAGCGCTAGCTTTAACACGCACTTCGTCGCCTAAAGTAATTGCGCCCGGTTGAGCGTCAGTCCATAGTTCATCAGGATTATTTTTTACTGCAGCATGTCCGAGAGAAAGACGGCTAAATAGCGCTATAACTTCTTTCTGCTGGTTCACCGACAAGGTAAGATCTTTCCAAGTTGCAAGAAGTTTAAGTGTAGCGTTGCCTATGCCTACTTTAGTCTTTGCATCTTGCATCTCAGATCTAACCCACTCATCATTAACTTCAGGCACTGTAGTCTACCTCCTTAGGTAAGCACTTCGAGCACATGTCCGGGCTAGCGCCTCTACCAACGTCGTCGATAGCTCTAGTGCACAGAGAACATTTTACGCCTTCTTCTTTAACTTTGTACCCTTTTAGCTGTCTTTCTTTATTGCGTTCCATTTTCTCAACGTAAAACTTATTGAGCATCTCGTCTGTTCCACCCGCCGCAACGATGATATTTGCGACAAAATGTAGAACATCAACAGCTTCCTTAATTACTTCTTCACGGTCCGCGTAAGGGGCATCGTGCTGCCAAGGCTTCCACGAGATTGCCTGGCGCATCTCTGCAAGTTCATCGTCTACCGCTAGCATATTCCAACGTAGATACTCTACAAACCTGCGAATGTTCTGAGGCTTATCGCCTTCCATTTCTTCGTAGTTAATAAAGTATACGTCTTTTTGCAATTCACGGGTACGTTTTAACCAAGAATCAAATAAAATAGACATGCTATCCTTTCTTAGAATATAGTTTAAGAGCGCTAGATAGCGCTATTGCCGCGTCAGTGCGTGTAGGTATTGCGTCTGTGTATTCCTTGCGTTGATCTTTAGCTAGTGTATTTCTTTCTTCCTGCGACATATCTTCTATCCTTGAAGCCAAGTGCGCCCATGAGCTGCCTATCGCGCTGCTTTCACGCCAGTCGGTTGCTACGGGAGTTAACGTGTTGATACATTGTATAAGTCTGTACGACCACCATGTGCCGTTTAAGTGTGGACTAAATAGCGCGCCTACACCTGCGGCAATCTGGCTCTCTACCTGCGCGTCTGTCCAGCCCTTGTGCCACTTCATAGGAACGGTCGGCCTTTGTAATGTTGCGGTAGTTGACTTTACCCATGATGAAGAATAATTTTCTACTACCCACTTTTCACGGCGCTCTAGTTCTATAACGTCTTGATTATTTATAAGATAAGAATCTAAGCTTATAGGAACCAAAGAAGACGCAGCGCCTGCCGGTAGCTGAGCTGCTACTCTATCTTTATCCTGCCATGGAAGTGAAGGATACAGTGTAGTTGGCCACTCTTTAGTAAGTAGATGCTCTACTATGTCTAATAAGTTTTGAAGCATGTTTGGCTGCGAAGCCGTGTCGTAGCCTTTGCGATACGAGTAAAAAGGCTTAGTTAGGTTGTCTGGGGTCTTAATAATTGCACGAAGACTAGACGTAATACGGTTAGGCTCTGGTGCATCTAAGAAAAGTACAAGTTTATCAGTGTCAAGTAGCACGTCTATTACGCTAAGTGCACCGTAGACTCTATTAGCGCTTAAGCTTGTTAGAGGACTTAGCCCGACTAAGACAGAGTCGTATTGATCTAAATCTTTAGTGTTCCATGAGACTTCAGGATCCAACTGTACTACTTCATGTCCTTGAAGAACTAGAACTGTCCGTATAACACTTGCAAATGACGCAGATCTAGCATTTGCAGATTCTGACGCATGAGAAGCAGACATGCCGGTTATAAGAATCTTGCTCATGCCAAAGTCCCATCTGCGTTACGCTTAACACCTTTATCCTCGGCTACCGCGCGTTCAATGATGCGATTACAGTGCTCTACAAACGCAGAGTATTCTGGGATATACGGAGCAAGTGCAGTGCGTTGTGCCATGGCTGCTTCGTGTAGCTCTGTATCAGACATCTTCTCAACGTCGGTAATCTTTAGCTTATACGCATCACCAAGTGAATCGCCTTCGCCTTTGTCGGTTACAAGAATAGAACCCACATGCGCTGCGTATAGGAAGCGACTACGCCACCAGCCGGACCCCGCGTGTGGATACGGTGGAGAAAGAATTCCCCAGTGATGATTGTAAAACTCGAGGACGTCTTGTTCGGTGTCAAAACGTTGTCCACCAAGTTTTTTAATAAGCTTACGACTGCCTACAATTTCAACTGGCCAGTCTGGATCTTTCTTTTCTAACCAAGTATCATGCGGCATAAGAGCGCCAAGTACCCACGAGCGCTTCTTGCTTGCTGAAGACAGAGGCACGACAGGTTGAAGTGTTGGAATAATCGTAGCGGTAGGGTCTAGAGCTTCAATAGGGCCAACTTCATCAGGCATACGCTTACGTACGCTAGATCTATCTCCAAAAGCGTACATAGGGCACACTGGAACCATACCAGCAGCCCATCGATCAGCAAGTAAGTCACGCGCAGCTTCAACTAATCTTTTTTCATACGGCTTAATGTTTTCATCGTTGTCCATCATGTAGTAGCGCTCGATGTAGCACTTTTTTGCTGCCGCAGGATTTAATTCTTTGACTCGCTCGAGCGCTGCCTCGATATCTGCACGACTAAAGTACGTTGCGCCTTCTTCACCGCGATGTTCTGTGCCTACAAGCAGATGCTTATATAGCATCTCAGGTTTACGAATTAAAGCGCGTGCGCCGTTGAATACTGTGTTAAACTGCCAATCATCAAAGAATCCTACACAAGGAATACCAGATGACAAAGCGTACAGTGCGCCCATTGCCCCTTGGCGGCCGTTTAACGAGTTAAGTGGTGCAAGGTTTATCCACAGTACATCGTAGCTAGAAAGATCTTCGCCTGGAGTAACTTTACGCCAGTCAACATCATGCCCAGCTTCACGTAGCGCTTTAGCAATAGACGCAGGCACGTCAATCTTCTGTATTGTGCGTTTTTCTGTGTTGATTTGCAACGCAGTGAACCCACTCATTAGAACCTTCATGTCCACTACCTTTCTAAGTAGATTTGGAGTATCACCTATTCACTGTACCAGGAACAGGTGATAAACCAGACGTACTTAGTCTTTAGAATGGAGCTGACGGTGGAGCTGCGACTACTGGAGCTTCTGCTACTGCAGCAGCGGCAGGCGCCGGTGCTGGTGCAGGTGCCGGAGCAGCAGCAGGCGCTGGCGCAGGCGCAGGTGCCGGAGCAGGTGCCGCAGCGGTTGCTGCGCCAGGTGTTGTAGCAGACGGGTAGTACTGCTTAATTTCGTTTTTCTTCTGACCTTGCCAGGTACGTGATGTTACCTGTGCACGGAAAGAACGTCCACGAATTGCTTGCTCGATTTGAGCGTTTGAAGGGTTGGTTGCAAAAAATTCACGACCAAGACCTAGAGCGTACATCTTACGAAAGAACATGCCTAGTGCAGCATTGTTGTCTGGAGTAACTACGAGGTTATCCCAAACAAGACGCTTAGCATGCGCTCCGTTTTGTACCTGTGCCTTAACGGCAAACATAGTCTTGCCTGATTGCGAGACCTTTGCGGTAGCTTCTACAACTAGTAAGTCGTAATCGCCATCTGGTAGTGGATCATAGCCAGTTGAAACTTCGCCGGCATCTTTAACTAAATCGCCCCAGTTAAGAGTACTCATCTTTAGTCATTTCCTTTCGTTGTTGGAGTTGCTTGTGGTGTTGGCCCGAAGATCATGTCTAGCATGCGCTCGATTCCAAGGTTTTCTTGTTCAACGATCTTTCCAAGTCGACCTTGTACTCGCTCGCCTGCTTCATATTCGTCTGTGCGTTCTACGTACATACGACGTGCCTTAAACGGTGATTGCAGTGGGTCTGGATTTGGAAAAGTTTCCACTGTAATTGCGCCGAGGATGTCATAGAAGTAAGGTGCTTGAATTGCGAGCTGACCCTGTAGGTACGGACGTGAACGTCCGTCTGCTCCAGGACGCGCCATGGCAGTCAATACAACAGCTTCTAAGGGCTGTGTAGGGTGCATTGTTAAGTCACGCAGGTCACGCAGTAGCGCACCCATATGACGAAGCAACTCGCCCCATTGTTGCATTTTCATCTGTTCAGTACCCGCAATTGAATCCATGCACTTCACTTGAAGTTCAGAGATGGAGTCAATGATAAGTGACTTGAACTGATGCTTTCCAGTTTGTAACCACTGGAATGTTTTGAGAACAACATCGTAGTCGCGAACGTTAACGACTACAGTATCCCAGGTGCCATCGGCAACTGGTGGTTCTTCTCGGATAGGGTCCCAATACTTAACGGTGATAGGTAGGAATCGATGCCCACCTTCAACGTCAAGCATGAGACGTGGATACGGCGCGGTTACGGCGAAGGTTGATTTACCAACCTTTGATTCTCCGTAAACCATGATAGTCAGCGAACGTTGTACGTCAGACATCATTGTTTCCTTTCATCTCTTGTTTGTGTAACATTAGTCTGTTCTCTTTTCTTCTACGCCATAGTAAGCGTACGGATTAGAAACTTCAAATGCGTCTTCTAACGCAGCCTCAGCAGCACTTCCATCGTCAAACATAGGACATATAGAGAAGAATGAGCATTTCCATTTGCAATCGCGTGAAGGACTTGGGTACGCCGCAAAGCGATGATCTGTACCTTCGTCTAGCGCCTTACGTGTTGCAAGCATATCGGTAAGTGTTCCATGGATACGTTGCCAGAATGATCTTAAAGCAAAGACGTTATGTCGGACTTCCATCTGCTCATAGAACGGAGGACGCGCATTAGCAGAACGCTTAACTTTCTTAAGCATAGTAAACAGTCCGCCTTCAGAGCGTTCACCTTCTTTGTTCTGCGCTGTCTCAAGAAGCATATAGGTAAGAATCTGTTCGTTCATGTGCGCCATTGCTGTAAAGTCGGTAAATGACCCACCTACTGTCTTAAAGTCACGGAACATACGCACACCGTCAGCCTTACGACGAACACGCATATCAATCTTACCTTGCAGGATAACCTTGCCGTCAAAGAGTGGCATTTCAATAATCTCTTCTGTAGAGATCATCTCAAGCTCGGCATCAATACCGTTTTCCTCAACCCACTGTAGGTATCCTTCAAGCATTATGCGCCCTAGCTCGGCTTCTGAATCTAAATCGAAAGTATCTCGGCCTTCGTTCTCTAGTAGAATTTTGTCCTGTTCGACTAGTTGCGCATGAGCTTCTTGTAGAGGTATCTGCTTAGAGTAGTACATGTCCAGCGCTTCATGGACGCGTGAACCTAAGGCAAGTGCGCCTGTGAATGACTTTTGTTTTGGCTGTAGGCGACGATAGTAACTTAACCACCAGCGTCTCTTACAATCTTTGTAAGTTTGAATCTCGGAGTTAGAGATTCTTATAGGTTGTGTCATAGCTTTCCTGCCTTATCGTCTTTGAGTAGTGAGAGAAGCTTGTCTTTATCTTTTACGATTTGTTCAAAGTTATCAGCCTTAGTTGATAGAACCTGGATAACACGTTCCTCAATAGAGCCGTCTGTAACGTAATCTGTAACGATAATCGAGTCATGAATTTCAGATCCGATACGGTGCACGCGGTCAAGTGCTTGCTTGTGGTCAACAAGTGACCATGGACGTTGTAGCATTACAAGACGACGAGCTGCAGTCAAGGTAATTCCAACTCCGCCCGCCTGCGCAGTAAACAGAATCCACTTTAACTTGCCAGACTGAAAATCATCAACAGCTTGCTGGCGTTCATCCTCGTTCTGTGCTCCAGTGATTAAACCATGCGGAATCTTAGCCTTTGTCATTTCCGCACTTAATAGCTCAATTAACTGACGCGATACCGCGCAGACTGCAACAGAATCATCGCCAAAGTCTCCGCTGTTTATGTCGCTCATTAAAGAGTCTACCTTGCAAGAAGGCTCAGCAAGTATTGCGCGCATCTCACCGGTGTCTTCGTTTACGTCCATTGTTGCATATGAACTTGCAAACTGAAGTAAACGAATAGTCTGCGTAAGCGCTGAAGGTGCGGTAATCGCCTCTCCCGATTCTAACTCTGCAATCATCGTGTCGCGCATCTGGTCATAAGCTTTCTTTTGCTTAGTAGACATCTCTATATCGCGACGTTCAAACATCATTTCTGGTAACCATGGTAAAACTTTTGCCTTAAGCATACGGCGCATGCGTGGATTTACAGTTGCGTAAAACTCTTGTTCCATGTGCGGCTTTACGCCTAAAACCATCATGCCACCAAAGGCGTTTAACATTACGTTAACCATACGATCAACCCAACGGGTCTTGCTTGGCCACTCTTCAGGCGATAGCCAGTGAAGGATAGACCATAGATCTAAAACGTTGTTTGCGATAGGTGTTCCCGTTAACGCAAAGCGAATATCCGCGTCGCCTGTTGCAGCCCACAGAGCACGAGATTGCTTTGACTTTGGCTCTTTAGAGCGGTGTATCTCATCAGCAATCACTGCCTTAAAGTCGATTTCGTTAAGTTCCCGCTTGTGAACCTCGCAACGATTTATTGTTGTTTTATCATCGTGCCCGCCGCAGTCTGTACAACGAGCTAAGGCAACCGAGCCATAAGGTGCAAGACGCGAGTGAGAGCGCAAGGACTCCCAGTTAATAACGTATACGTCAGCCTCGCCCTCAAAGATCTTCCTACGCTGAGTTGCAGAGCCTTTGATAACTTCAACATCAACACCAGGCCACCACATATCAAACTCGCGCTTCCAGTTTTTCTTTAACGTGTTAGGGCAAACGATAAGCGCGGGGAATACGTCCTCGCCATTATCTTGAAGCTGCTTTAGCGCTCTAATTGCCTGCGCTGTTTTACCTAGACCAGGTTCATCTGCCAGTAACGCTCTACGGGCTACCGATAGGAATTTGACGCCCGCACGCTGGTGTGGGAACAGGTCCTCGTTGCCCTCTTCAAGGGTTTCTAGGTCACGAAGTTCATTAGCCGGGGTAATACGTGTAGTCACTTCGTTGGTTGCCCAAGAGGCCAATCTAGGGCCAATTTCAAGGTCAGTTTTGAAGGTAGACCGTAGCGCTAAGCACGTTGCCCATGATGCAGGCACAGCCCAGACTTGCGTCTTTGCGTCCCACTTTGCGCCAGGGATACTTTTACAAAGTTCCTTGAGACGCCACTCAGTATTTATTATTACGTGCTTGCCCGATTCATCGAGCTCTACGTTTACTGGCACCTTTTGCGTATCCTTTCGTCGTTAAGTCGCTATACTAACAGGAAACTACTTAAATGTTATTACATTTCTACTTAGTATGTAGTTTTTTATTGCAGAAGTCTTCTAGGGACCCAACCGAGCTTTACGCACTGCAATAAAGCGTGTCGTATCGCATCAAGAGCATGACCTTCACCACCCTTATGCCAATATTCCAGCTTCTTAAGTTTAGGGTTATCAAACATTGCCTTGGCGTCGGAAGGTGACTGAAGTATGATGTCATCTGCCTTTCTTCCCGCGTCCATAAGACATTGCTTTAAGATACCGATTTGCTCGAGGCTGTATGGAGCCTGAGATTTTTTTGCCGTCTGAGCGTTAATGATAAAGCGCTCGCAGACAACAATTACGTCAGGGTACTGAACAAGAGTGTCACGAATAGGCTTAGCATACTCTTCTTGTTGGTACTCTCCCGCCCAGAGCAAGACAGGCTCTTCACCGCGCTCAAACGAGAACAAAGTCATGCCTGTTGCCTTACCTGGATCTACAGATAGGATCACTTTCATCGATACTTTTCTCCCCAGTTCTCCATAGGTCCGTCAATTCCAGAAGTTAAAGGCACAGCCCAACCTTCGGTAGTAGTCATACATTGTTTTACAATTTTCATGATTTCCTGCGCGTCCTTGCGCGGTGCGTTAAGCACAATTTCATCGTGCACCGGAACGATTAGTAATTCAGTTAATTCTGCCTGATCTAGCTTTATTAAGTTAGACTTAAATACCTCAGCAGCTCCACCTTGAATTAAATAGTTAACAAGCGTGTACACTCGGTCTTCGTCGCAAGGTAAACGTCTACCAGTCCATGTGTACACGTAACCTTGGCCTTCTGCCTTAAGTCTGCGCATACCGGCGTCTTCAATTTGTTTTTGAAAGAGCGACATACCAGGGAAGCGCATGTCAAACGCATCTGAAACAGTTCTCATCTGGCCTTCTGCTACACCAGCTGTAAGCGCTTGTTTTGCGACGCCTGCGCCGTAGAGACGACCGTAGACAGTTCCTTTGATGAGATTACGACGCTTGTCCGACCGTTGCATCGTAGGGTCGTTGTAGATTTCACGACCAATTTCAGTGAACGGATCTGACCCTGTCGCATCTGCACGGTTAAAGAGTGTGATGAGGTTTGGGTCTTGTGAGAGGGATGCGAACATTCTAAATTCGACCTGGTCAAGGTCACTTGTGATGATGACATGATCTTCGTCCTTTGGGATAAAAGCAGTACGGACTGTATCGTCACCCTTAGGCAAAGTCTGCAGCGCTGGATTTTGTATTGACATACGACTTGTTCGTGCGCCAAGTGTCTTTACAGACGGGTGCACGAAACCATTTACGTTGTCATTGATAAAGTTTGCAAAGTACGTGTTAGCAAGCTTGTCTGCCTTGCGTTGTTTAAGTACTATCTCAGCAAGTTCTTTTACCTCGGAGTTACCTGAAATCGCTAAGAATTGTAGCTGATCTTTAGACGCGGACTTTTGACCCGAAGGTGTAAACTCGTTAATCTCTGCACCAAGAGATTCTAGCAAGCGCACTAGTTGAATGTTACTAGTTATAGAAACGCCAGCATACTTTTGCTGCGCCCACGACTTAACTTGCTCCGTGTAGGAAGTAAGCTCATCAAACTTCTTTCTAGAGTAGTCTAGGTCAATGCGCGCGCCATTGAGCTCCATACGCGTAACAATGCGGCGAGTCTGCATTTCAAGCTCGTACGCTTTGTGGTAGGGCTGTCCTGGACCGCACTTCTCGTAAAACTGTTCCCATAAGCGCATAGTTAAGATGCAGTCTAACGCACCGTATGACCAGTAAGGTTGAAAATTAGTAGGAACAGTTCCCCATGTCCAACCGTTCTTGACAAGCTCTTCATCAAGTGTACCTTGCAACGCAACCGCGCGGCCGTCAACGTGCAGAGCAGCAAGACGCTTAAGTGCGCCTGTGCCAAGTGGATCTATGATGTGCGCCATAATCATTGTGTCGTGCACTCTGTGCCAAGGTATTTTCCAACGCGACTGTATATCAAACCAGCGAGCTTCAAAAGCTACGTTATGGCAAACGATAGGTCCATCAAACTTATCCATAGCCTCATAGAAAACTCCGGCCCATTCGTCCCACGGCATAGCCCAGGACTGTTTACCATCGCCAACTTGAACTAAACGCAGTCTGCCGTGCCACGGTGATAGCGCATGGTCACGTGGGTTACCTGGAAGTTCTCCAGTTTCAGTGTCAATTGCAACCGCGTTATGAGGTCGTCGTTCACCTAGCCAAGTTATAAACTCGCCTGCCTTTTCTACGCTGTCAATTAAGTGAAGCTGAACTCCTTCTAAGTTATCAACCATTAGCTTCCTCAAATATCGTCATTTCAATGTTGCACTTAATAAAGTACTCCATAACTTTTTCTGGCTGTCTATGCTCGGCCTTTGATTGTATACGCATAACAACTCTAGACACACCAGAGTTAGAAACTAACTTCGCGCATTGCATACACGCAGCGTCTGTTATGTATATTGTTCCGCCTTCAGTACGAGATCTATCAACGTACAGTAACGCGTTTGCCTCCGCGTGTATAGATGGGCACGCATCATACATGTTGTCTAGTGGCGCAGTGCCTTGCGCACGTGGGCACCAGTTAATACATTCGCCTTCGTTTGGAAAAGATGCAGCTGGACCGTTGTAACCAGTAGAGCTTACGCGTTGGTCTTTAGAGACTACAACCGCGCCAATTTGAGCGCGGCTACAGCGAGAACGCAGAGCTATAGTATCCGCAACCTGCATCCAGACTTCATCCCACGATGGGCGAGTGTTCGTCATTCTGATAAGTCTCCCATACCTTCTGTTACCGATGCGGCAAGTACTTTTGCAACTAACGAAAGAGCTTCCTTACGAGAAAACCCTGCGCTTTTTAGCTCTTCAAACAGCTCATGAAGTTGGACTACCGCACTTCTCAGAGGGCTTTCATCTTCTTCGTACTTATCTATACTGTCGTTACCCATTTGTCTTTGCCTCGTTCTTTTTAATAGCGGTAATCATCGCACGAGCGTACCAGCCTTCAAACGGGTGAAGGCTATTCACTAACATAGGCTCTTCAATATGCATTGCGGCGCTTAATGAAGACAGTGCGCGATCTTGAACTTGTCGCCAATTAAAACCTGTTATTGCAGGGATATCTTCGTAAGGCTCAGTCGTATACTTTAAGCTTTCAGCTGCATCGTAGTGCTGTTCATAGATATGAAGAGATCCGACATGGTGCGTATATGAACCAGGGGCAATTCCTAAAACAGACGCTACTGCAATTTGCACTCGTGTAAATTGGAAGAAGTCGTACGCTGCTCCTAGCCATACGTCATTTGAGCGCATGTAAACACTCATATTAAGCTTGTTGTCACGAATTCTAAACTGATGAAGAATCGTGCAAGGGTAATCGCGCTTCTCCGGCAAAAGATCTAGGACTGGGTCCCATATAGTGACAACAGCCTGTCGTGAGTCTGGGTCGTTCTTTAAACGCTCGATGATCGGTCCGTATTGATCTTGCGTGCGTGCGCCGTATGCTCCATGAAACATTCCGTTGTCTTCAGCGTAGTTCTTAAACATTGGACCTACTGCGACAACAAGTTTAGGAGTTGCAGCACCCGCAAGCAGCTGACAGGCTTCAACCGCACCGATACCTGGGACAGTCCCACGCCCTACGCCTAAAGGCAGTGTGTGCTTAATATCTTCAATGCGAATAACTGCATCTTCAATTTCACGCGTCTTCATTCCACGAGGAGCTGCCTCCCTGCCGTGCTTTAGAACGTGCTGAACAAGGTCAACGTATCCGTTAACAGCGTCAGGTATGTTGATTATCGCAGTATCCATGGATCATCCTTATCTTTTTTCGTAGATAGACGTGTAATAGCTTGGCCATACTCTTCTTTTTTAGAGTTAAAAAATCGACGTACGTGTTGCGGGTGTGAAGTTACGGTGTATAGGTAGTCAGGGATATTTGCATGGCGTATTCCACGTTCTGCAAGCCGTCCTAGAGCTACAACTGGTGGACGGCGTAACGTACACCATAGATCCTCAAAACGTTCTGAAGACATATCGTTTACATTAACTATACCCATAGTCTTCCACTTATCAGATTCGAGAGCTGTAAGCAAATACTCGCCGGAGTTGCCGTCAACAGGCATGAAAGGAAGAATAGTTTCCTCGCCATATTTTTTAGTGATATTTCTTGTGTCACCTACAAGTAACACCCTTGGAAAACGTGGTCCGATGTACTCCGGAAACCTAGCAAGTTCCTGCGCGTCATCTTGTATGGCATCAGCTCTGTTAATAATATGTGAAGCAAGATGTCCGATAGAATCTAGTGAGTCAGGTGCAGGAGTTAGACGTCCCGCCAGTCCCGCTGACATCGCCGCAGCAACTTCGTATAGACCTAAGATTTGTTCTAGCTCGTTTGCCTGTACGTAATCGTCACCGCGAGCGTTTAGACGACGAGTAATAACATCAAGAGGTTGATACAACCAAAATTGAGCAACACCGCGTGATTGAAGGAAGAGCTCTGTCCAACGCCAACCAGCTTTACCAAGGAGACCATATCCATCGCCAGAACCCGTCTCAGGGCGTTTTACCGCGGCGTAAGTTACCTCGCCCCAGTGCCAACGGTCTGCAACAGCTATGCGTTTTGACCAGTCAATATTTTCAATAGACGTGACGTAATCCTGTAGGACCCAACGGCGAGTCATCTCATCAGGCTTAGACTTATGGTAAAACTCGATTTCTTTTTTAGGAAACTTTTCAGCAAGTTGTTTTTGGACTTCAGACACGAGTGTAGACTTGCCTGAGGCGTCTGTACCTTCGATTACTATAAACATTCGCTGCGTCCTTTGTCTCTAAGAAAATTATAACACTAAAGCTTGATTTATGGAATAAGCTCTATCCTGTAGATTGACTCGATTCCTTTATCTATCTCGGCTGCAACCTGGAGTAGACGCTCGGCTACCTTGGTTAAATACCTTGCGCCACCTTGGTCATACTTATAAAGCGCCTCGAGGACCGCATTAGGGTCATCGCTAACCTGTGCCCAGTAACGATGCTTCTCGGGGAAAATCATCACCGCAGAGCGAGATGGTAAGCACTCTTCGCATGGAAGGGCTCTATCATCTAGCTCATCTGCACTTACCTCATTGAGGCCATAACGCTTTACAAGAGGGCAGGCTGCTCCATGAAAGACGATAGACACGCCAATGCGAGAAAGAATGTAGGAGCCGTTGTCTGTTTTGTAGAGCGCGAATTCAATCCAGCGCGTTGATCCGCGACGCCAGGAAGATGATTCACTTAGGAGACGTCCATTGAACTGTAAAGTTCTAGCGTTATCCTTAACTTCAAACACTATATCTCTCCCTGTGTCGGTATGTCGCTAGGCAACATATTATCAAACTTATATGAAAAAATCATGACATTTGCACTTTATTACTAAATATCTTCTGCTCTAGCAATTTTTATTTTTCGTGGTACGTCTTGCTCTGGTTCTAGTTCTCCCTCAGGCGCGTTTAGCTCCGCGGTAAGAGCAATAATCGTTGCCTTTTGAACAGCTATCTCCTGCGCCAACTCGCCGATATGAGTGCGTAGCGCCGCAAGTACATGCTCGATCTTTATGTCTTGTTCTTGGTTATTTGTCATTATGCCTCCAGTGTAGTTATTCGATTTTCTAGCTCTTCTACCTTAAGAATTGTTTCCTTTAGAGCTCCTACTACGTAAGGTAGTATATTAGTAGTAAGGATAGACTGGTACTCCGGATTTCCGTCTTTATCAACGGCATCCTTTTCTCCCATAGTAAGCTCAGGGGTGCCATCAGCGCCAAATTCATGAGCGATAAAACCAACAACCTCTGTCTTATCTGGGTCATCTTTTAGATTGAAAACTCGAATTCTTTTTGATTTTATTACTTCAATAGATCCTGAATAGTCTCGTATATTTTCTTTAAGTCTGTAGTCAGAAGGAGCTCTAAAAGAAGGGCTTGCCGACGTACTTGCGTTAATTCCACCACGGTCTGCGCCATTTACAATGAGACGAATCATTTCAGTAGTGCCTGTTCCGGCTTCGTATTTGTGTAAAAACAAAGGTATAGAGTTAAAACGTCTAGCAATAATTCCGCCAGTTGCTGTCAAGAACGTTCCCGCAGATTGCTCGTCGGAAGCGGAAGAATACACGCCCGTGTAGATGCTGTTTAACGGGTTACCAGCAACTCCGGTAAAAACGATATGTCGCTGTGTGTTTGAGGTTGCGGTGCCACCGTTAGCTACAAGATTTAAAGCGTAGCCGGATGCGGCGACAACTTCTAGCCCGCGACTGCGACCTGCATCTTCGTTGTTCATATAAACTGTTCCGGTAGCAGCGCCGCGGTTAAGAGTAATACCACCTGCACCCATCTGTACAGAAACCGATTCACCATATATGTTTAACGCTGAAACAGAGAACGCACCGAAGCCGCCAAAGCCAGTACTGGTATCAGTCATAGTTACAGAGCCTGTTGAAGAGCTAATCGTAGTCGAGACGGTGCCGGTACCAATAGCAAGAGAGCCTCTAAAGGTAGCAGCGCCTGTAGAAGTAACTATAGAAAGAACGTTAACGCTGCTAGAGTTTGTAAAGTATAGTCCCGTGGTGTCCATCTGCACCTTAGGGTTTGATGCAGCAGTTCTTACTATAGCGCCTGTGATAGTCTTACCATCAATTGCATCGGCTGAGATTTTTGTTCCTGTAATTGCTCCTGCGTTAATTTTGTCTGACTCAATAGCGTTAGCTTGAATCTTACCGGCGCTAATAGCATTGGCTTCAATAGCTGCAGCGGTTATAGCATTAGCGCCAATCTTACCGGCAATAATTGCGCCAGCTGCAATTTGGTTAGCACCAATTGCGTTGGCTGCAATCTTGTCACTGCTAATAGCGTTAGCAGCAATTTCTGTAGCGCTAATAGTTCCTGCAACTATCTTAGCCGCGGTAATAGCATTGGCTGCAACTGCGTTTGCAGTTACCGCGCCTGCGGCGATACTTCCAGCAACAACTGCATTGGCTGCAATCTTTCCAGCTTGGATAGCATTGGCTGCAATTGTAGTTGCGGTTACCGCATTCGCATCTATCTTTCCAGCTGTGATAGCGTTAGCGCCAATAGTAGCTGCTGTAACTGCGCCTGCGTCAATTTTACCAGTTGTAATCGCATTGGCTTGAATAGTTGCGGCAGTTACAGCATTTGCGGCAATTTTTCCAGCTTCTATAGCGCCTGCTTGAATAGTTGCTGCCGTTACGGCGTTAGCCGCGATCTTCCCAGCTTCAATAGAACCTGCAGAAATCGTTGCCGCGGTAACAGCATTTGCATCAATTTTACCCGCTGTAATTGCATTGGCTGCGATCTTTACGGCAGTAATTGCGTTAGCTGCAATTGTTGTTGCTGTTACAGCGTTTGCATCTATCTTACTAGCGGTAATTGCATTAGCTTGTATGCTTGCGGCTACAACTGCGTTAGCAGCAATTTTAGTTTCTGTAATTGCGGCCGCTGCAATTGCCGCAGCGTCTACTGCATTAGCTGCAATAGAGCCAAGTGTAACCGCATTAGCTGCTATTGCTCCAGCTGCAACTGCGTTGGCTCCAATTTTTCCAAGAATAACTGCGTTTGCGGCAAGTGCATTAGCGTTTACCGCATTTGCGGCAATCTTTCCAGCTTCAACTGCGTTAGCGCCAATTTTTGCAGCTGAGATTGCAGCGTCAGCAATTTTTGCCTGTGTAACTGCGTTAGGGCCCAGTTGAGATTCGGTAACCGCGTTAACCTGGATCATTGCCGAGGATACCGCGTTGGCTGCAATTGCTAACTCCGTTACCGCGTTAGCAAGAATTTTTTCTGCGTTGACCGCGCCGTTAGCTATCTTATAGACGTCAATTGAGCCATCGGCAATTGCCGAAGCAGATACTATCTGTCCAGCAAAAGGCCAGGTGCTAAGTGTGTTAGCGATGAGGTCAGTGTCTACTAGTCTGTTTACAGATGTAGATGACTGGGTAGAGGCTGTTGTAACTCCGCCGGCTAAGTTTACCGCTATAAACTTGTAGTAATACGTAGTAGCGTACGTTAGGTCTGTGTCTACATAGAGCTCTGGAGCGGCAAAAAGTTTTCCAATAGCTGTTGAAGTGCTAGGTGTAAATCCGCTTGTTAGAGATCTATGAATCTCGATATACGCGAAGGTGTCACCCATAACGTTGCCAAGATAGTCAAGACCGTTCCAACGAACAGTAACAGTTCCTAAACGAGTAGTTAGTTGAGGAGCGCTGGGACGATTCACAACTACAACAGATACCGGAGTTGTTAAGAATATCTCAGCAGAGTAGTCAGATCTATTGTCTGATTTATCATAAGCTTTTACCGCGTAACGAATCGCTACGCCTTGCTTTAAGCCTTCGTGTGTGTACGTAAGATCTGTTACGGAGATTAAGAACTTCCAGTCATCTGTTACCAACGTGCGATAGAAAATATCGTAACCGA